AGAATCCGGGACAGTTGAACAATAAGTGGACAGCGCAGTGAAAGCATTAGAATTAAGATCGGAAGCACTGTATCCCTCTTTGGTAATAAGGAAGTCCCATAGTATTTGGGCAGGGTCATCTGTCCATGACGTTGTTCCCCCTGCGTCTTGTCCAATCTCAAGGCATTTCTTTAAACGTGCTACTTGATTGATGTTTGAAAGAGATCGAAATTCATCCCCTTTATTCAAACTAATTTCTGTTACATTCAGTCCCCGATAATTGGTAGACTCATCATCATCAAATAAATTATTAACAACGGCCTGGTCTGCCGCTCCTAAATGAGACCACTTCTGATGAGAGCCTTGTAAGTCCGTCCATTCAACATCATTGATATAATAGCCAAGTGCCTCATCAATCTCACCTTTAGAATGACATACAATTATATCAATAGTAGACGCTTCTTTGGCGTCGTTCTGTCTAATTATATTCCCCGGTAATCTACACAGACCATAACCTTCATAGATAGGAGTGCCTTTGGAAATGGTAGCTTTCGGAACGTTACTATCGTAGGTAGGGGAAGCCTCGCCTACATCAGAGACGCCTAATATCTCCCCAATTTTTGTAAAGGCATAGGCATCAACACCCGCCGCGATTAGTGCCGCAAACGTAGCACCTACAGTAATTCCAACTTCAGCACCAACCCAAGTGACAAACGCCGCCGCCAAAGTCCCAAACACGGCGTAGGCATTCGTTCCCCAAGTAAGGGTGAGCAGAAAAGCCCAAAAGAAAAGAAATGTCAAACTAAATCTTTTCATTCTTACAAATCCAACACCATCGCCACCGCAGGATCAGGTTTGAAGCCAAACTTGGAATTGATACGAGGATACATCGTCTGTATACAAATCTTTTCTGCCCCACATTCTTTCGCCCATTGCTTTACCATTTCAAAGGCAGGCAACCCATTCTCATGGTCAGTGTAGAAATTCTGATAAAGAATCAATACAGACTTGGAGACAGGCGGCATTACAGCATTTATACAAACAAAGTATTCCTGTATATTCCCTTCCTCATCTACAAGTCCGAAGATAGCGAATTTCTCAGGGTACTCCGCCCACATCAGTAGGAACTGCACCCACTCCGCTTTGGTACAAGGTACGTTCTTTTCCAACCTGTCATCTTCTATCTTGAATATAGTTGAAATTTCTTCTGTCTCTGTAACTCTTTTTAAGGTCGGCATGATTACCTCCTTGATTAGATTGATATAGTAGGCCCTCCTCCGAAGAATCCTGACGGCCCAAATGAAGTGCCTATAGTGGGACCGGAAGGAGACCCTAAATTGATATTAGGCACATGTTCGGGAGGAGGTGTCGGCATTTCTTTTGGATCAACCGAAATTCGATTGATATGAATGAAGCCACCAAAATTGGCCGAATTATCTGCACTCGGCCCCCACGCATTTTGCGCTGTACAAGTTTTCCACGTCTGATCACACCCCTTATATACCACATAACTATCACCATTACTAATCGCCACTGGCAAGGGAACATCTAAAGTTATAGTATCTGTTCCGGCATCAAAATCCGCTACCCGCCGATAATATGTCTTTGAGCCAACAGTAATTTGTATTTGTCCAAAATTCCAATAATCATCCGCTTGTGTCAAGGCATTATCTGTTAAAGTACTGGCGGTCCCCGAATCCGCAGTACCTATAGCTTTCAAAGAAGAAAGATCGGCATTACCATCATAATTACACTGCCCATAACCAAATAGGTGATTACATCTTTCTTGGTACACATCAAGCAACATTTGTCTACTAAGAGGTTTGCCCGATACAGCAGACATTTCACACCAGAAGCGAGTGATCTTTTTGACTTCCTCCAAGTAGCCATTAAATAATTCATTGTAGTAGCTTGCGTTGCCAAGAGCATCCCGGTACACTTTTTTGATCACTACGTGCTTGCCATCGAATTTTTCACCGTTGGTGTAAGAAGTCCATTCACCAGAAACGTTATCAAATTGAAATGAAACCCGATTGATCTGTCCTTCAGCGGTTGATCGAATCTCTCCTAATTGTATAGTGCGTGCTGTATATGTGTTTCCGCCTGTAGGAAATACCAGATTTGTATTGGCCGCGCAAAAGCGCAATGTTCCCGCATTCAATTCAAACTCAAACAACAGTACAGGTTGGGAAGTCGTAGCATCAATTTGAGTAACTACCTGTGATGGTAAATTCTTAGGCATTGATTAATTGCTCCTCTCAAATATGATCTCAGCTTGCCATAACCCGACCGCTAAAGGTTGAAACGTTAAGGAATTGGTAACCCAATGTCCAGTCATATTGGAACCATCGGGCGTCCCATCCTGATCTGTATCAATATACGACGGGACAGAGGTCCAACTGAACGAATCGTACTCTCCTTTACATGAATGGTAGTGATTGTATAACGTCCAAAAGTCCGTCTCATTCAAAGCATTGAAAGTGAGCTTATAACGAAATACAGCATTACCAGACAAATTTTGATACTGCTTTTTCATAGATTCGGACTGACTGATTATCGTATTAAACACGGGTGTGATAGGAACTACCGCAGTAGGTGTAAGCGTAAAGTTACTCGCCATTACTTACCTCTCCTAATAATGTGTCTGATTTGAGTGTCATCGTTATAGGCAGCTACCACCGCCCCGGGAGCTACCTTGGCAGCAACCACAGTAGCTATTTGTTCAAAAACTCTCCTTTGAGTTTCGGCGTCTTGAAATACCGGATTTTGCATTAGGATAGTAACCCCTTTCTCCTTTTGATCTGTAGCGATTACTCCTAAGTCCCCTTTAGTTGTGCGTCTCAAAGGTAAGATAGCTTCAGGACCTCTTTCACCCATCAGACCGTACCCGTTAGCCATAGGAAAGATAGTAGGACTAGAAACGACCCCACCTCTTGCAAACGCCAACGTTCTACCATTACTAATAACACCACCTCTTGAAAATAAATTTCCCAACCAACCTAAGAAAGGTATTGAGGATTTGCCCCCTCCTATATCCATCTTGAATAATCGCGCAATTCCTGATGTCATCCAAGCAGTAATGATTTGAGCAATTAAATCATAGAACGATCTTAACATGCTGTCCAAAATACTATCCCAGGCGTCTTTCAACTCTTCCCAATCGCCTCTGATTCCATAGTACAGCGTATCACTGAAACCAGAACGGAGTGAATAAAGATAGTCGGTGGTTATCTGTTTGCTTGCATCTGCCCAATCAGTCCATTGAGCAATATTATCTTTAATTCCGTCCTTGATCCCCTCAAATACTTTACTTGTTACCGATTTAACCTCTAAAGCGTTTTTCTGAATAGTTTCTCCGAGCCCTGAAAGATCAACTAAAACTTTTTTATGCCCCGCCAATTCGTAATCATCTATCTTTTCTATAGTCGCTGCATAACCTATCGCATTGAGGTTCAGTTGCTCTAACGTCTCTCCTATACTTTTCCCCAGTCCAGTTAAGTCAATTCCTATCCCCGCTCCCAAACGTTTCGGAGCAACAGGAGCCTTTGCCCCCGGCTTTCCCTTACCAGGCTCACCTGGAGCGGGGGCCCCACCAGGCACCCCACCCGTGAGCATTCCCCTTATCATTTCATTCCAATTCTCTTTTATTCTTTTGGTAAAGGCGTTCCAATTCGCCTCAATTTTCTTGTTATAATCCTGCATACCATTAAAAAGTTTACCCCATTCCTCTTTAGCGGCCCCAAAATTGAATGTCAATACGTTCCAAATAATTCTGCCAAGGCTTAGAAATTCTTTTGCAAGTATCTTGATTGATTCAATAAGGTCTAACACCATAGTAGCAAAGGCATCCGTCACCAGCTGTAGCATGAATTTATAAACACGAACAATATCCCAACCCCATTTGGTCATGAAGTTTAGTATTTTCCTCCAATTACTCTCCGCCTCTTTGGCAATCTGTCTGTGTGTTTCCGTCGCCTGCTCCTCTAACTTTTTGTACTCCTCACGAGTAGCTTTAAAATAATTCACTGTCTCCTTCGGAAGAGCAACAACCAAATCCCAAAGGGCCCCAAGCGAGCTTGTTATACTAGGTATAACGTTAGTGGAATTGATCCAATCAAGCAAATCCCCAAAAGATTGAATAAGAGAAACCAAAGTTTGAGTGAATTGTATTCCCTCATTTATTCGAGCGAACATGACACTTAATTTATTATAAAAAACAACAAGGGCTTGCCCAACTGTAGTAGGCATTTGACTAAACTCCCGCTCAATTACTTCCTTTTGAGATAACAATGCCTTTATAACAGTCTCCGCCGTCAACTTTCCTTCCATGCCCATTGTTCTCAACTGTCCAATAGTAACACCCATACCTTCCGCAATAGCCCGAGCCAATCTCGGAGTTTGTTCAAGAACAGACCTCAATTCATCTCCTCGCAAAGCCCCTGAAGCCAAACCTTGGCTTAACTGAATAAGTGCGGCATTGGCTTCTGTAGCACTTGCTCCAGAAACGATCAAGGCTTGATTTATTGTCTTCGTAACTTGAAGCAACTGCTCCTGAGAAACCCCTAAATCTCTCGTACTCCGTCCCAAACGAGCGTACAAATCTCCCGCACTTATGAAAGCAACTCTGGTTTCATTGGCGATCTTGTAAAGCTCCTTGCTGACTTTGTTGAATTCTTCCGTTGAAGAAGTGACCAATTTCAATCTACCTTGCATCAATGTCAAACTATCGGTCATATCAACAAACTTCTTTATAGCAAGAGTAGCTCCCAAACCTATCATAGCTCCTTGCAATGAGACTACACTCGTTCTAACCCGCTTGAATGTACTAACCGCTCTCGTTCTAAAGGTCTTCAATCTGCCTTCAGCGGTATCTATTCCCCTGGTATCCACACCGAGGGAAGCCATCATAGAGCCAAGATTTGTCATGATACTTTCCCCTTACTTTCTTTCTTCCTTACTGGACCTAACGACATAAGCACTTCTTTCATTTCCTGTACTGATTGTACCTTACTCCTAGACTCCCCAGGACCATCGAACCACGGCATAAAATCAGTAGGCTTACTTACTACTCTTTTCCCCTTTTGACCATACACTGACTGAGCTATATTGTGTATCATAGAAGCGATCATACCCATTTGATACTCCCGCCTATACTCTCCAATAGGCTCAAGCCGATCATACGCTTCCCACTCACTTAATTGAGTTGACGTAAGGTAACCTAGTAAATAATCCGGATGAGGCAACCCGAGAGCTAAACAGAGCCGAAATTGGAATCTCCTCCCGGGCCGCTCTCTAAGTTTTTTACCATCTCCTCCTTAGACTGTACAGTCATTTTGTTAAGCTCCAAAGCCGCAGATGCTATTATTTCCAACTTCCGTGCAGACATATTCTTACTGAGTGTCTCGTAATCTTCCGGTTTAAGAAGATTACTCCCTTCCTCATCACAAAGTATATTTACAACAAACTTCGCCCGGAAATCCTCAAGAGATGACTTGAACATCAACTCCCCATTTGGACTTTGACTCATTTTGGTTAGGGATTTTT